GCGGTAAGCTACTCTTAAAGTGCACGGCTGAACAAGCCTTGCACAAAATGCCAACTTTTAGCGCACGGCTCTCTCCCAAGAGCCATTTCCCTAGACCGAATATAGGAATCGTATTCGGTCTTTTTTTAAGCTATTGATTTTAAAGTGTTTATTTTCATTTGTCCGAAAATGTCCGAATTATGTCCGAATTTCTATATTCGGTCTTTTACAACATTACGTACTCTTTCCCCCTCGTATCGAGGTATTTACCAGTCATTTTTTCGGATTTATGCCCCAGCAATTTCTGTGCAAACTCCTTCCCTTTTTCCTTCTCATATAACCGCCCGGCCAGGCTCCGGATCTCGTGGAACGTCGGCGGATTCTCTTCAAACTCCAGCCCAGAAGCTTTTCGCGTAGCAACAAATTTCTTCGTCAATCCATCTGGGTGCAAAGAACCGTCCGGGCTATTTTTCCGAATGCCAGCACTTAGCATAAAGTCTGTGGTACTTGCCAGTTGGCAACGATCGATCACAGTGCCGAGACGCAGGTTTACAGCTTTAAGTTCCAGATCAAGGGGAAGGGATATCATGGCGCCCGTTTTACCTTGCTCGATCTGTAGCCGCCCATTTACGACATGCTCGAATCGGAATTGCGTCAAATCCTCGCGCCGTTGCCCGGTGACCAGTGCGAGATCCATCGCCAGACCGAACCACGGCGGCATGGTGGCAGCAGTTTCACGAATGGACATATATTGCGCCAACTCCAGTCGTTCGCGCTTTACCACCACCTTTGCCGCTCGCGTGGGTGTAACGGGGTTGTTCTCGATATGGCCTTCCACAATCGCTTCACGGAATATGTCAGACAATACGGAACGCATAGTGGCAGCCATTGTTTTTTTATCCTGAGCAATCCAAATTTCGAGGAACTCGGCGACGTGGCGAGTTGTTATTTTTGATAGCACCATGCCACCCATTTTTTCGCTGATAGTGGCAATCTGACCGATGCGCACCTTGTAAGTGTTCTCGGCCAGGTTTCGCCGTTTGAAAAGGACATTGTACCGCTCTAGCCAGGAGTTCAACGTGTACTCGTGGCTGCCTTTAATTTTCTCCAACAATAGAATCGGGGAGTAATTTTGCTCGATGTAATGGTTGGCTTCGATCGCTTGTGCTATGGCGTCACGACGCGCAATCTGCCCAAGGGAGATTTCCTTTTTTGTGACCGGATTGCGCCAATAAAATGCGTTTCTATTGCGACGAAACGTGAGGTTTTTCGGTAAGCGCATGTCATAACCCTCCCTTCGCCGTGCCATTGATCACCTTCTTCATAAACGCCGACCGAGCTGGTTCGATGCTGCGTGCTTCTTTTATTTTTCTACCCAAATTTAAATCTTTGGGATTGATGTAAATGGTCCCTGGTGTCAGACGATATTCCCGGCCTTCCTTTTCCGCAGCCGGGTAGAAATTTCCGTTCCTAGCCCAACGCTGTAGTGTTTGCAGAGACGGTTTTTTGCCTGGGTAAATAGTGTTGCACCATTCTTCTAAGGTCAGTTTTGTACTCATTGGTTATGCTCCTACGCACAACCGGCCACGATCTTACTCGTGGCCTGCGTTGTGATTTGATATTCGAAAATCATTTCTCTGGTTGGTAAGCGTCGCTGCAGTACAGAACGGCGTACGGGCGGCGCAGTTGGATAGCCTCTTTCACCTGGTCGCATTCGGCCTTGGTGGGGTAAACACTCTCCGAGACCGGCAGTGCGTCGCAGGCATCATGGCCACACGGGCTAACCAATAACACGAACCCTATGAGCGTCAGCATGTCGCCTCCTGTGCTGGCGACAGGTCATCGATCGCCTGTTGATAGCGCTGTACCTCATCAGCGGTCAGGAATCGCTCAGAGCGTTGCAGCAGGGCGCCTAATTCGGCACGTTCCTGAATTGTGGTGCCACCATTCCTGCCAGCTTCATCGATCGACGCACCCAGGGCTGAAATAGCGTTTAGGCGGTGGTGCTGTTTCACGATTTTGTTTTTCAACTCGGTGTACAGCGTGATCCCCAGCTGTGACTTCAATTCTTCAACCGAGGCGCGAAGGTCTGTCGCCTGTGCAGGAGTGGTGATTTTTTCGATGCTGCCGCGAATATCGGCAGCCATTGTTTCAGGCGCTGTGACGTCTGGAGCTGGTTCCGGCGCCTGATCTGCAGCTTCGATCAACTGGCCGGTGGTTACGCGAGTGTCCGGTGTGATGTCTTTTTCTTTCTGCCATACCATTTCGGTGCCGCGCTCGAGCATTTCCATCATCTCGGAGTTGTTCGGTAGGCGGCGGCAGAGGCGGTGCATCACCGACTTACGCGCCATTGATTCATACCAATCGACCCACGGTCCTTTGTCGCTGTTTTTGCTGGCCGCGCGAACCTTTTCAATATCATCAATATTCATCACTTCGAATTGCAACTCGCCGGATTTCATCTTGGCATAGGCGAACGTGCCGACAAGCTCACCGCGATCCAGTAGGTTCGGTTCGTAAAAAATATGCTCGCCGTCTTCGTCCATCCAGACACGGAATTGATCGTTCTTGTACCAGGCACGGGTGGCAATCACCGATACTTCACCGGACTGGCGCGCCCGTTTCATCACGCCGTCGATCATTGGCAGATACTGCGCTTTAGGTATCCATTGGCCGTTAGCGTTTTTCGTTTTGTACACGATTAGCGCGGCTTCGCGGTTGTCAGGGATCAGACCGTCTTTTGCGCAGGATGAAAGGGCATTAATCACGCTTTGGCGGTCGGCACCCAATAAATCGCTGTTGTTGGCAAGTGCCACCGCCGCAGCGGTGGTGAATTTCTCAAAGCTGACATGACTCGGCAAAATTTCCTTGGCCGGTGCCAGTTCTGCTGCTAAATCTTTCTGAATCAGTGCGAGTTGGTTGGTCATTGGTATGCTCCTTAAGCTACGCGCAGCGCTTCCATGCGGCGCTGGTCAAAGTCGTTAATATCGTCCACGATTTCTTCTGTGATTGGCTCTGGCCAAATGCCGGTATCCTGCGCCTGTTTGATATCGCGGAGGGTCTTGCGGTACTCCAGGCGCCCGAGTTCCAACAGGTCCGCAGATGCTTCGACGATGGCGATCCAGTGGTAGTGCTCGTCTTTGTTGACGAAGATCCAGAAGAACTGATCAAACGCGGCCACGTCGCAATACATACCTGCACTCAGGTGATAATCACGTTCGATAATTTCTCGGTGCAGCCGGGCGCGCAGGGCGCTTTGCTTAACGTTACCCATCGTGACGGTTTTCAGGTCGAAACCGGTACGCAGGCCGCCTGCTTCAATCTCAAGGTCTGGACGAACGCGCACATCGAGGCCCGTTTCTTCATCAATACCGAAATAGCTCACCTCAACCGCCCGTTGCGGGTGTTGTAATAGTGGACCGGCCGACGGGTGGGTGAACAGCGCACGCTGAATTGCTTTCGCATATTGGATTTGTTGCTGGGTTACCGGCTGGCGCTGGTCATTGGCATTTCTCCAGGCGCTGATCAGTTCGTCCGCAAAAATAGCTGTTGGCAAAATTGTTTTAATGCGTGCGGCCATTTCTTCTTTGCTGCCGCTGACCGGCAACGGCGCCGGTATCGCGCGCTCTTTCTCGACAAACTCCGGATCGATGGTCGCCAGCTGTTCCAGCAGTGCGTCGCGGCCGCCGGTGGTTTTCAGCGGCGCCGGCAGGGTGGCGTTGTACTCTTTGATGCAGGCTTTCATCGCCGTGGCGGTGATTTTTGCGTCCTCAGGGATGCTCTGGAACTCCGGAGGCAGCATCATGTAGAACTGGCCGATCTCGTCAGCGTTTCCGCCCAAGGCATACGGCACCGGCAGTGTGGCGTTGTGCTTTTCGATTACTGCCCGAAGTGTGTCGACGTCCGCTTGTTTTGGCAGTGCAGCGTTGTGTTTGTCGATAAACGCGCGCATCGATGCTGTATCGGTAAATGCCCCCTCAGGGATCAGCGGTTCAACGCTAAATTCTGCGTCCAGTTTTTCCGGCTCGAGCGCCAGCGTATGCACCAGCGAGCCGAATGTCAGCGCGTCGGTACGTTCACGCTGGATAGACTTGATGACGTGGCGGCCGTGGTAATACATCAGGCTGATCCTTGCGTCCTTCGCCATTGTGCTGCTGATGCCATTGGCTGCGTGATAAACATCATTTGGGATGTCGTGATAGCGGCCTGGTTCGAAATATGGCGGGACCGAGAGTAACAGTTTATCTGTGGGCTGTTCATCCTTCGGCGTTACGCCGTCACCTGACAAATCGTCCGCTTTGGTTGACGAATTCAGGAATTCCCGAACATTTTCGGTTGTCAGATCCTCATTTTCCCGAAAATCGGTTGATGCTGGTTCATCAACGATGACGTTGGCCAGCGGTGATTCGGTAAACAGAGCGGATACATCAAAATGGCCACCGCCCAAACTGCGCAGTTCACCGGACTGATGCTGGTGCGCGACTTCTGTTTTTTCGTCCTCATTTGAGGCATCAGGCTGCGGCAACTCTACATTTTCACGCTGGCTAGCGATGCTTGCCTGCTCCAATGCCTGGCGTGCTTCTTTCAGGTAGAACTCAACGCGCCCATTGATGAAAGCAACGCGCGGATCCTTTTCATCTACCCAGTTCTCCAGCACGTCGCAGGTAAGGTGATGAATTTCATCAGCGGCCAGCTGTTGGAATGGGTCGCATGGTTCGATCTCTTTGGCCAGCAGTCGCGCGACGTACGTGTGAGATACACCTTCGCCGATTGCAGCCATGAGCTCAGCAACGTCATCTTCACCCATAACGCCAGTATCGCTGCTCAATGCCGCTATAACTTCGCCACGGATCCATGCTCGGCGCTCGGTTTCAAACTCGACAACCGTAGTATCAACGGTCGCCACTTCTTCTTTTTCACCGTCATTTGAGGCGATTTGGTGCGCTTCGATGGCTGTTTGTTGCGTGTCGGCGGCATTCTGTTGCACGGTCTGCGTGTCAATATCGATCAGATTGGCGTTGATATAGGTGCGCAACGCGCCGGGGGTGAGATGGAGGTTTTCCTCGGCGCCACGGATTAGCGCAACGATCGCCTCACGGGAGAATTGCAAAACACCTGGTGTATTGCCGAGCTGTTCATTCCAGGCCTTGAGGGTCGTATCATTGCGTTTCTTCATTTCGGTAACTGCCCGGATGATTGAGCCCGGTGGGTTGGAAATGTCGAAATCAGACGGATACAGCGCGCAACCGATCACCGTCTCAAGCATTTGCTCGGAGTCGATAGGAGTGCCGGTGGCTGGCTCGGTACCGTTAGTGAGAATTGCGCCTGACTCGGTGCGTCGCTGCTCATCGGCTTTTTCGACTGGCTTGGCGCCGCCAGTCTGCCACTTGGTGATAACGTCCGCACGCTCCTCTACCTTGGCGTCCAGGTATTCGGTCGCAAACTGACAAAGCTTGCCCAGTTCTGGCGCTTTGCCGAACGGTAGCCAAACAGCCTTCATAGCGGCGATCACTACGATTGGCATTTCTGGATAAATGAACTCGTGCTGTTTGAGGCTGGTCAGTGCAAGGATCACGTTTTGCGGGTAACGCTGCGCATCGTCCATCACGAGCGCCTTGGCCGCGGCTAACTGCTCGGCGTTGAGTTTCAGGCAGTTATTGCCGTAGAGCCACGCCGCCGCGATCACGGTGTGCTTGTCGAGGTTGGTCGCCAAGTATTCGCCTGCAGGTTTCTGCTGCTCCTGCGGTTTTGCGGTACTCCTGCCATTTTCTTCTACTCCTGCACCACCTGCAGCTTTTACCATGTATGGATACAGTTTCGGGAATGCCACGGACGGATCGAGCGTATCGCGCGGCACACAGGTTTTGCTGGCGTCGCTTTCCAGCGCCCAGGTGAGCCAGAATGTTTCGCTGAATTCGCCTTCTGCCGGCAGTTCGTCAACGACCGGGAAATCGATGCGCACCGGCGCAAAGTAGTCGGCTTTTGAGTAACCAGCTTCCATGAAGAGATAATCACGCTTTGTCTCCGCGTGATCGTCAGACTTCGCTTCAAAGTGGGTAAAAAGGTGGCTTTTGCCTGATTTCTGTTTTGACCTGTAAAGATAGGCGGCAACATTTTGCATTGTGAAATTCTCCTAGGTTTAGGTACAATGCCAGCCGATCGGTGATCTGCTTCGGTTGGTCATTGGTTATGCTCCGGTTATTGGGGGTGGTTCCCCAGTGACCCGTCGCCGGGACGCTAAGCCGGTAGACTGGCCCGCCTTGTGCGGGCCTTTTTACGTTCTAATTGCAGTAACTAAAATTGCAGTGCGGACAGTAAATAACGTGAGTGCTATTTGCTTTATTGAGCGATATACCGGTTTCATATCCGCGTAAACCGTGTTGCTGATAAATGTCTTTTTTACAGCGGAAGCAAATCCCATCATTTGGCGCGAAATGAGGTACATGTTTATTCCTGCAATATTCCTCTTGTGCCTTTCGTGCCGCGACAGGGGAAAATAACTTTTCCATTAATAACCTCTCGTGTTGGTTGATATTGAAATGCGCCCTGCGAGTTGACGCCCCGGATGGGAAACGCTGGACACATTTCAATAACTTCAAAAAGCCCCGCCAGCGACGGCGGGGAAGACTACACACAGCAATTAGTGGATAGAGATAACGTTGATGCTTACCGTACCAGTGACCTTTTTAGGTGTGATGAGGTCGATCTCCACATCAATAGGGATGCGCTCAAAGCGGCGGATGACGGCGTCAATCGCGCAGATTTCACAATGCTCATAGCCAATATCCTTGCCGTTTTGCGTAATGGCGAAAGGGTTCTGGTTTTGATGTTCGTTTTCTGGCAATGCGATATAACCAGCGGTTTCACCATTCGATAATACTTTTGCAATGCTATTACTGACTTGTTCCAGTTTGAAAATAACGGTCTTGATCATTGGTCATACTCCAATTTTAGGTAATGGGATCCCGTGGCTGAATTAATCAGCCAATGATGCAGATAGAAATTAATTACTTACTGGTGAATTTAAAAAAGCCTTTTAACTTTTCTTTTTCTGTCGTTGCTGCGTAGATATGTGAAAGCAAACCGCTAATAAAATCAAACTCTCGCATGTCGATTTTCTTTTCCTCTTGATGACGGCCTTCGCCATCATCAGTTTGGTTAAAACGGATGGTGTTACTGCCACCATTTATCGATACCACCTCAATACTGAAAGATTTGTAGCTCATGCTTCCCCCGCTGGTTATGGTTGAACATTGGTTATGCTCGCTGTCTCTCCAGCTGCCCTTCGGTCTTTCCCGAACTGTCAGAACGTCGTACCTGCTGCGCTTTTGCTTATCCCCATTGTTCGCGTCGGATAATGCCTCCGACTTGAGTTCTGGAGATGTTGTATTTCTCGCCTATTTGCTTTTGGGTGTACTGGCCAGTGCCATACTCCTCGCGAATTCTTTCTGCTTTTTCCCTATCAATTTTTGCGTTTGGCATCGGGTGCCTGCCTCTTTTGACGCAATCCAGGTTGTTATCCCTTATAGTTCCGATCTCGAGGTGATCTGGATTAATGCACCTCGGGTTATCGCATTTGTGCCGCACTACGAGGCCTTTAATGTCATCAATACACAGTCCATTCGCTTCGCAGAACGCCAGCCGGTGAGCGTAAGTGCTTCTCAAAACACCGGCGATTTTTCTGTTTGTTGCCAGGTAACCGTCGGCATTGCCAACGCGACCGTGATCGACGCATTCATCTAATTTTTCAGCAATGACCTTCATGTTCATCCGCCTCAGGTTGGCTACTTAGTCATCACGACAGCCACGAAGTAACTCGGGGTCTTGCTTCGTGGGCATCCTGCCTTGATGACTCGTTGCTACGATGGGTCTAAGTAAACATGTTCTTTACTTTTTAGTCAAGTATTAATGTCATAATTGGTAAAGCATAGGTTTACAGATGGCGGGCTACTAGATTGCAGGCACAAAAAAACCGGCCTATGGCCGGTTTAGTGAAGGGGAGAAAACTTATTCTATAATTCGGTTCATTTCATCGAATAAGTAGGGCGCTATAGATATATCTTTTTGTTTTTGTGATACTTTCTTAAACATATCTATGTTTGTACAAGTCTCCATGAGCCCTTGTACCCGGCCGATTTGATGAACGAGTATATTCCTTCCATTTTCGTTCAACCATTGGTGGAATCTTGCCTTCCTCTTGCCATCTTCGGTGATGTTAAGGGTATCTAACTCTTTCTTTAAGTAACCATGTTCAATCGGATCATAAACATACTTGTTTATAAAACGACCATAATATTGAGGTCTCTTTCTCGAAGATGTTCTTTCATTTTCGTAAAGTCTATCAAGTTCGGCAAAAAATGAATCAGGAAAAGTTAACATCCATTTTTGGAGTCCTTCAGAAATATATTTCGAAAGCAGAAGGCGGAGTGCATCGTGTTTGCGGTCGTGTTGGTATCCTGTTGCTTCATCAACAAGAGCATCAATACCTACCATAGCAAAGGCTGATAGTAGTATTTCTGCCTGAATAGCTAGCTTTTCTTGGCTCTGAAGCAAAATATCTTGACGCCTGGCTTCCAAATAAATTTGACACATACGTGGCAGCAGGGTTGCAGCGTAGCCTTGCTTTTTCTTTGAGCCATCAAGATAGGTTATAAGCTTGGTCCTATCGACTACCTCTTGATTTATTAGTGGTTCAAGGTTCTTTGCAGCTAAAAATGGAGGGATTTTGGTCCCATCAATTTCAAGGCGTCCATTCATACCTTTGCGTGATCTGCCAAAAGCACTAAAAATTGACGTTGCGGATAAAACCCGAGTGCCATCCTCCAACACTGCGCAGTCAAGTGTGGTATCACCAATAGGGAGAGAACCTTGATAGATTGCTTTTAACAGTTCCTTTTCGTCTGACATAGCACGTCCTAAATTCGTCACTGAATAGTTGAGCAAAGCTTTGCTATGCGGCAAATCGTCTGCAAAGCCGTTAATTAGCTAATGGCCTTATTCATCAATCGGTTTATACCGGCCCCGCAAGTACTTCTCAACATAGTCGTCGAGCTCTTTTAGTCTCATTTGGAAGAGGTCGATCATGCGTTCTTGCTCTGCCTCGGGCAGTTGGCGAAAAAGCTCGAGCATTTGTGCTTCTTTGGGTTTAAGGCCACTGCCTTCTTCGACTTCTTCACCCAGAAGCCACGCGAGGGAGACGCCAGCTGCATCAGCAATGGCAAGTGCTGATTTTTTGCTCATTGTCCCGGTCTTAAACCATCCCGTTACAGCTTGTTTGCTGACGTTAGCAACCCGAGCCATTTCCGCTTTGGAAAGCCCTTTCTTGTTCAATGCTTCTAGCCTAGAAATCAGGCTTGGTTGCGATTCTTCAGTAGTCATATAGGCATTGTAAATGTTTGCTTTACTTTAACAAGGCACCTTTTGCTTGACCTTGTGGTAAATAATTGCTTTACTTTTATTCTCAATAACAGGAGAGCAATTATGACGGCACTTGATAAGGCAATTGAGATTGCTGGTTCAGCAAAGAAACTTAGCTCAATGCTTGGTATTTCACGGATGGCAATTAGCTTGTGGAAAAATGATGGGAAGGGAATTGTACCCGCTCATCGCGTTCTACCTATCCACCAAGCTACTGGCGTGACACCCCACGAGCTACGCCCCGATCTTTACCCTAACCCCTCCGATGGACTGCCACAGCGGGCGGAGGACTAACCATGTCATTTGCATTCCAGAATGCTATCAGGGCGAGCGGCAAGCGCCTGAGTTCAGAAAATCAATCTGGCGCTCGCCGCCGCGGCAGTGTGAAACCGGATGCTGTTCGCCAGGCTGTGGAGGAATGGCGGGGAAACTTACCTGGAAGAGCTCAGGACACCATTGCGAAGCTGATCACTGATGAATGGTTTCGGCGTGGCGGGAAAGGTCTCCAGTTGGGCGACGTTGATCGCAACAACAGGCAGAACATTTTCCGCTGGTTGGACAACCCGCACCGTACTGAAAAGTACGCAGGTTACGTTCTGCAACTTGCGCCTGTTATTGCCGACGTAATGCCGATCGAGATAGCCAGAAAACACGGTTTGAAGCAGGGGAAAACCAAGTTTGAGCTGGTGGCCGACGCCATCAAAGAATGCGCGGACGCCAAGCAGGCGGCATTACTCGGCGCGCCGCTGCGTGAGCTGGAGAAAGAAATTCGTGAGGGTATCGAATCACTGGTAAGGCTGGCACCGCCGGACAGATGGGCGGCAGTTATGGCCAGCGCCGCGGCAGTATTCAGCGGCTGTTTTTAACGATCGGAGCATAAACCAATGGCTAATTTTTCAAGAGAACAGGTTGAAACGCAGATCCGCGATCAACTGGTACGTGATGGAATCCCGGCTGATGTAGCGCGTTCCGCCGCTGTGCAGGGTGCCAATCATTATTTAACCCGCCCAAACGCGACGATTGCCAGCAGTCTCGCTGTCGCAAAGACGTACGCAAAGCCGCTAAAGCGGGTGAAGGGCAAACCGGATCGCCCGCATGTACCAGGGCGCCGAATGGGACGCCGGTGAAAGTAGTGCAGCAGCAACAGCGAAAACAAAGGTAGTTCAGATGGCTAATTCATGGTTGAGGCTTTGGCACGATATGCCGACCGATCCAAAGTGGCGAACGATAGCCAGGAAATCCAAGCAGCGCATTGGCGACGTGATTGCTGTTTATTTGCACCTTCTTGTTAACGCGTCGAGTAACGCAGAAACGCACGGTAACGCAGGTGTAACGCAAGGTAACGCAGATAAACGAGGCGTCACAAAAAACCTGTGTGCTGACGATATCGCAAGCTCATTAGACATGGATGTTGAACAGGTTGAACAGATACTTTCAGCGATGCAAGGCAAGGTTTTAGACGGTGAACGTTTAACGGGTTGGACGAAGCGGCAGCCCAAGCGAGAGGATGACTCTGCCCCGCGCGTCAAGGCTTTCAGGGATAAGAAGAGGGCCGCGCAGGAGGCTGCGAAGAATGAAAAAACCGAGGGTGGAACGCACGGTAACGCAGGTGTAACGCAAGGTAACGCCCCAGATAAAGATCCAGATAAAGATAAAGAACTAAAAGATAAACACCTCTTGTCTGGAGCTGAAAAATCACAGCTCCAGACCGGTGACCCTGTGTTTATCACGTTGCCGTTGAACGACGGGACTGAATTCCCTGTTACCGAACCGATGCTGGTCGAATACGGGGAGCTGTATCCATCGGTCGACGTGAGGCAGGAGCTGCGCAACCAGCGGGGGTGGCTACTCAGCGAGCCCGGTAAACGTAAAACCAAACGGGGGATCAAAAAATTTATAACTGGCTGGCTCTCCCGAGAACAAGACCGAGGGCCAAAAGCGAAAGTTTTAACAGGAGAAAATCATGCGGAATTTCGACCAAATCAGAACGACCAGCGCTCGTACTACGAGCAATTCACCGAATGGGAGCAGAAGCAGCCAGGAGCCGCCAGCCTGGGTTCTATGGGGGATGATGTTCAAGATGTTCGGCCAGCGCTGGAATGTAAAGAATGGCAATCGACCCTCGGAGCTGTGGGAGGCGCAGGTCAACTCGATGACGAGTGAACACCTCACGAGAGTTTGCGGTGCCATTACAGAGCGTTGGAAGGCTGGCAACCACTGGCCACCAGACTTTGCCGAATTCATGGTGCTGGTAGCTGAATGCACTGGCGGCGTACTTGGCCTGACGGTCGACGACGTTCTCGCAGAAAACAAGCGCTGGCGTAACAATTTCTACCGGTACAGCAGCACCGAGGCTTTCCCATGGAAACACCCGGTGTTGTACCAAATCTGCATCGTACTGAAACGAAAGGGGATCGATTTCAAACTGACCGAAAAAGAACTGCGAGATTTGGCTGCAAAGGAATTGGCTTACTGGGAAAAACGAGCCGAGGGTGGAATACCAATCCCCCCGATCCGCCGTCAACTGGCAGCACCAAAAGCACCACCTGGCCCCACACCGGCAGAACTTGCCTACGCGGAGTACAAGCGCAAAAAGAATCTGGGGTAACACAATGAACAACCATGTAAAAACCGGAGCAAACCCAATGACCAAGAGAATTGCAATCCATGATTTTGTCGATCTGATTATCGGCAAAAAACTTACCGCTCGTAAAATCATGAGCCTGATTACAAAACACCACCCTGGCTGCGAGCCGACGTTCGACAGTCTCCGCCGTCGGTTAATCCGCATGCAAAAATCGCCGTACGCATCACTGCAGGTATCCATCGAAGGCCGTGAGAAATTATTCAAACTGGTGAGTGTTGACGCGCGTTTTTTCAAGTACTCAGAAAGCGCGTCAGCCGCCATCAAAACTCGCGGGAAGCGACCCGGGGCTGCGCGTCCACCGCATTCGCCAGCAGAACTGAAATATTGCCACATGCACAAAATGTTTGATCAGGCGTTGACCAGCGTACGCGAGAGGGTTTCAGCATGATCAGTGATATCAAACCTATCGGGACTTTACGCCGACACGTACTGGGTGCCGTGATTTTAGACGGTGCTGCCGATCTGCACGTTACTGACGGAATGCCGGCTTACTCTGCTGAAGTCGTTAATGCTCTCATTGCGGAGAATGCGGCGTTGAAAGATACGCTTGGGTATATCTGCAGCCGTGGCAACGAACCTGAATATCATGATTGCGGGATGGGTTGCGGACTTGAGGATAGCGGCATAACCGATCTGTACGAAGCTATGTATCACGGCTGGGAGAGCGCAATGTCGCGCATGTATTCAGATGTTATTCCCGATGCAATGCCAGAAACCCAAGCCACTGACGCCGCCCTTGCCGCTATCGAAGCGCGGGGAGTGGAGAAGTTTGCCGACTTCCTCGGAAAACAATATCAATGCGAAAAGACAAATACTGCCAAGGGCAAGGCTTATAAGCACGTCGTGTTCTTGGCTTGCCGGTTCGCAAGAGAGCTGCAGGAGGCCAAATAATGGAAATCTTCGACCTTGAGCACGTCTATGACGAGCAGATCAGCCCGCTGATGCAGCAAATCATCGCCATCTGCAAAGAAAATAACATGCCAATGATCGCCTCATTTGCATTCGAGAATTGCGAAGAAAGGGGTCTTGGTGACTGCACCACTGTCCTTAACGAATTTGATAATCGCAATGTGTCCGAGTTTACGCAGGCGCTACGCATCATTCGAAACAGGGAGAAGATATCCGGGTTCGCCATCACGGTCACTTCTGGGGAGGCCAAATGAAAGAGCGCCCAGTGATGCCAGCAAATGAACTGAAGCTTCAGAGCGGTAGAACCTATCGCGGAAGGCGCCCACGCAACGCGATGGGTTTGGTTAACGACAGAACGATCCTGCATATAGGCGCCACCACCGTGCAACACGACAGCCCATCAGTTTCATTCGGCCGACATTACCCATCAGTAAGCCGCGAGAAGTTTCTGGCGTGGGCTGAGCGGGATGTGACTGAAGAGTTGCCGCCGGGCGAGTTCGCTACATGGCCTATTGGCAGCGCTAGGGAGGTGGAGCGTGGGTAAGCGGCTTCTTGTAGCACCAAATCGTTACGCTGCCTACTTCCCGCAGGAAAGGCCCGTTGAAGGCGCGCCAATAAGGGCATGGGATGAATCTGGCGATTACCTTGGCGAGGGCGTGGCGGTTTATACCCGCAGCAGCGGGATAGCAATATCAGTCAATGGTGCTCGGTATGACTCAAATCAAGTCATCCATTGGGTATCAGCACAGGAGTCCCAACATGGCTAAGCGCGATGACTTGTTTAAGGTTGGCGAAGTGTGGCAGTCACCTCGCGGGACTCTCTACAAGGTAATGGCTGTAGATGGAAATCAGGCCACTTTGCGCCTTGGTTCGTTTGGCGA